GGCATTTGATCTAAATCCCGAGATTGCCAGAATACCCAATGATGACATATTGAAAATGGGCTTTGTGGTCAAGAGTGCCGCACTGCCAAAGTTTACAGTAGAAACAAAAACACTCAATGCATACAATCGGGTGGACATTGTACAGACCAAAGTAAAATACGACAGTATCACAATCAAGTTTCATGATGACAACTTGGATGTGGTAAGAAATTTCTGGTACGACTACTACAGTTACTACTATAGAGACAGCGACTGGAATGACAGCATCTACTCTGCACCAACAAAATACAGTGAGCGTCAACAACAAACCTGGGGCTATACTCCTAGGCAGACTCCGGCCAGTAGCCCGGCTACACAGCAGTTTTTAAATGCCATTAGAATATACAGTCTACACAATAAAAAGTTTGCTGAATACACACTAATTAATCCTACCATAACACAATTCCAGCACGGCGAACACGCACAAGGCGGAGATGCAGGCACATTAGAAAATACCATGACTGTGCAATATCAAGCAGTGAAGTATCAGTATGGTCAAGTCAGTGAAGATACTGTTACAGGATTTGCCACCTTGATGTACGACAATCGTTCAAGTCCAATGGGTACAACAGACATCACGGATCGTACTGTGCATGATATGAATGCAGGACTAACCGGACTGCCTGGCATCATCAACAACCTTAAAAACATCAACGGCACAGCCATCCTGGGTGGTGCATTGAGTTCGGTTGGATCAGGCCTGCTCACAGGTGCAGTGGGATTTGGAGTGGCCAACTTGGGCACCGGCATCAAGGCCATTGCAGGTGGAGCATCAGATCTGTTGGGCAAAGCCAAAGAAGGTCTTGGCACAGTACTGAGCAATGGATCCAAGGTAGACTTTAGCAAGATCGGTTTTGGTGATCAAGCCGGTTTGCCCAGCGATCCAATTGGTGCCAGTACCAGTCAACAGACTGCAATAGATCAAGTCACTGCACAAATAGCCGCCGACGAAGCAGCCATTGATCAGGCCAATACTGACCTAGAAGCAGGCAAAGCCGAACAGGCGCAGTTGGAAGCACAGATTGAATCAGACACTTACAGTCTAGAATATGACCCCAACCTGAGCCAAGAGGATATAACAGCACTACAGCAAATCATTGATGACAACAAGGCCAAGTTGACCAAAGTAATAGACAACAATGCCACACTGGTAGAAAATATTGATGGATTGCAAAATGCAGTATTCGAAAACAATAACAAGCTGACTGAATTACAAACTGCTCAAAACCCCAGTGGCAACTCAGCCGACGAAGGTGGACCAGGCGCCGACTCAACCACCACTACCGATGCCGAAACAGGCGCTACTACACAAAAGAATCCCGACGGTAGTTCGACCACAGTGGAACAAGATGGCAGTGTACATACCGAACCACAACAGAATCCTGTGGACAACCCCAATGCATCCAGTAACCAATTGGCACCTGCTTACACAGGTCCTAGAGTGGTGTATGCACCAGACGGCTCAAGCTCGCCGGTTGATTCGCTGGGCAATGTGCAAAAGACTTTGGTCAATGGCAGTTACAACAACTAAGCACAAGGAACAGCAATGGCAGTAATCAACACATTTGATCAATTAAAAAATAATCCCACCAATCTTGGAGCTGTTAACCTAAACAATCTATCTGGTGACGGTAGTAAATTTTTTAATAATTTTTTTAATCAAACAATATCAATCAGCACAGCCAAGGATGATGCGGTGGTCAGTTACTTTGAAAGAATCTGTGACAACAAAGAAAGTGCATTGGCACTCAGCAGTGCGGTAGTATACACAGCCCGTGTACAAAACATAGATGTAATGGTCGTGCTGGACGAATTTAAAAAATTATCCACTGAACAGTTGGGACCTTACATCAGCTATTTCTTAAATCTCAGTCGTGTTGGTACCAGTTTGATTGGTGTACAAAATACTCCGATCAAGAACAAATATGTTGCTAGAACAATCATAGCATGAGCAAGTACGCACAGGGCAAATACCAATTACAAAATCCAGCCAAGTATGTGGGCAACAAAACTCCCACATACCGTTCGGGCTGGGAGTGGACATTCATGCAGTTCTGTGACAACAATCCCAACATCTTGCAATGGGCCAGCGAAGCCATACATGTGAACTATCGTAATCCCCTAACCGGACGCAATACCATATATGTGCCGGACTTCTTGATTGTGTACAACGATGCCCAAGGCCGACAGCATGCCGAAGTTATAGAAGTTAAACCAAAAAAAGAAACCACGCTCGAAGGCAATACCAATGCCAGATCGCAAGCAGCCGCTATACTCAATATGGCCAAATGGGAAGCGGCCCGTGCCTGGTGTAAAAATCAAGGTTTAGCATTTAGAGTAATAACGGAAGATCAAATATTTCACCAAGGCAAGAAGAGATAAATAATTTTATCAATGCAGTCCCGTGAGCGGACACAATAACCCAAGGAAAATTATGAAAAAGCTATTAGCCGTCATCGCTATGGCCTTGTCTTTTGCGGCAACGGCCCAAGAAAATGTCACCATTTATTATGCATTCAGTCCTGCTGACAGTATTGCCAATTATGGTCGTACACTGGTACAGGAAGCAAACCGTATTCAAACCAAATACAACTTTATGTTTGATACCAAGCCCGGTGCAGGCAACGCCATTGCGGCCAACTTTGTAAAAGCAAATCCCAATACTATTTTGTTTACCAGTAGTGCTTTTTGGATTCGGCCGCAGTTTTACCCAAATGAAAGTTACAACATCGATGACTTTAGAGAGTTCATGCCGTTTTGTACCGGTCCGGTGGCCATCAGTTCGGTCAAGTACAAGTCGTGGGCCGAAGTACCCCGAGCCAAGCCGTTGAATGTTGGAGTCAGCGGGTTAGGCGTCACAACACACTTGATCAGTTTACAGATTGTTGACAAGTATCCCAATGTACAACCTGTGCCGTTCAAAAGCACAGCAGAAGCCTTCTTGGGATTGGTCAGTGGCAATTTGGATTTTAGTCTGGGTTTCATGACTGATGCAGATGCATGGGCCAAAGACTCCAGTCGAGTACAAACACATGTATTGGGCATTACTGGATCTAAAACAGTCAATGGATATAAGCCATTGGCTGGCATGGGATTTAATCCAGTGATCAAGTCACTGGACATTCCGCATCATATGGTGGTACCCACCACAACACCAGATGCCAAGTTTAAAGAGTGGCGAGCTATATTGACTAAAGCAGTACAGGCCAAGTCAGTACAAGACACTTATAAAACAGACATGTGCGAACCGCTGGTGCTAAAGGATAACGAACTAGATCCTTGGTACAACGAGCAACATCAAAAGTGGAAACGGCTAACCACAGGCGTTAAACTCAACTAATAAAAGGACCGCAAGGTCCTTTTTTAATGTTAAATACTGTATGCCCTATCCAGATCGACAAGAGATACTCAAAAAGATATACACACGCAAGCGGGACAGTATATTGCACGGTGATTTAGCAATCAAACAGCTGGAGTTTATCGAGCGACAAAAACACAAAACAGCATATCTCACCCTGAGTCGTGTGGCCAATCCCGACACAGCAGTGATCTACACCTATGGTGGGTGTACACCACATCATTTCTACTTTGACCCCGACGGGCAGATACGAGATCAAACTGACCTGTACTATCAATTTACTTGGGATTGGATGAATCATTGGTTGGATCAAAATGTTGCTGTAATCATATTTGATGTGCCAGATTATTTCAAAGCCTACACACACCCCTGGGTCAGTAGCTTTTACAGAACCTGCAATGACAGATTACAAGAAAGTTTTCAACTAATAGATCTGATTGAAAAGAAGTTTCCGTTGGCCACTATCAATTGGTTTGGCATAAGTTACGGCGCACAGGATGCGGCCAATATCAGTCTGCATCAGTCGAAATTGCACAAGATAGTTTCAGCATCGGCCACTTGGCACGTGCTCAAGGACATTGATTATTATCATCAAGGCGCACGATTAGACTGGTACGATGTTACCAAATCAACTTGCCCGGTTCTCATTATCATGCATGAAACAGAAGTGTTTGACAAAGCACGAGAAGAAATGCTCAAAACAGAATCTATCTTGGTAACCAACCAGGTCAGTGCTGAAGCAGGGCATTTCTTCTCTCAGAGAGAAGTGGAAGCCATTACTGCCATGTGCGACTGGTACAGGGACCGTCCCACCCCAAAGATTATCAAATAAATACCGTATGACCAAAAAACTTGAAGAAACATTTAATCTAGCCCCTTCCACAGATGAAACACCGGCCGACGACATTAGAGCAGTCATTGAACAAAACAGAGACATGATCACCGATGTTGATGCGGCCATAGACAAAATTGATGCGGCTCTGCCCTATGTTAGGGACTTGGATACTGCCGACTCAGAACTGGATGAACTGGCTTTATTGGCCAAAAGCAAAGCAGAAGATCTAATAGATTTGGGCATGAATGTTGACCCGCGCTTTGCTGGAGTTATACTGCAAACCGCCGGTACATTACTGGGACACAGCATCACTGCCAAAACTGCCAAAATGGACAAAAAGCTCAAGATGATACAGTTACAGTTGAACAAAGCCAAACTGGACCATCAGATAGCCAAGGACAACAACCGAGATGAAGACGAGCCTGTGGACGGACGGGGCATAGTACTGGATCGCAATGCGCTACTGGACCAAATACTAGGCAAGGGCAAATCTGAAAAGACCTAAACGGACATAAATATAAAATAATAGGATTATTTCACTATGAAAAATTTTTCAGCATATTTTCACGAAACTGACAAAATATACGAGTTTCGTATCAAAATGGCTCATGTAGAACCCAAGGGCGAAGTGCTAGAACGCATCAAGAATGCATTGAACTGTTTCCAAGTTGAAACCATCAGTGCTGTAAAAAGATTACCAATTACCGAACACTGGGAATTTGCCAAAGAAGGTGCTTGCGAATGCTACACCATTGATGTGGGTGTTCGTTACCCAACCATTGCAGGACAAATTCGTCAATTGATTGGCGAGCGTGCTGGTATCAATGCGGCCTGGGTAAATGTTAAAACAATGCAAGAAGCCATGAATGATGACATGGTGTGGGGTTTACACGATGCCAATGAAACAGAAAGCCCGTTGCTGACCAAAGAAGACCTAGGCGGTGCCAGCGCACAAGAAGAAGTTGGAACCAAAAGATTGACCAACTTGATCAAAGAATTGAGTGCCAACACAAGAAAATACGAAGTGCAAGGCACAGACACTGCCATTGGCGGACAACCAGATCCCTCATATGGCAAAACCACAAACGAAATTCCAGCGGCTACTCAAAGCCCAATCGGATCACTAAAAAACAAATTACAAGGGCCAAGAGGAGCATAATATGAGTGATAAAAAAATGTATGATATTTTGGGCAAGTTCAACAACTTGACTCCACAGGAAAAAACAACAGTGGTAACTGCTCCTGCTCCTTTGTACGAAAGTGTAGAAGCTCGTGGCAGCATTGTGACCGGCGTCAAAGATGTTGAACAGAAATTGCGCGAGCAATTTGAGGCAATGAAAGAAGCAATGCCTGCGACAGATGCTAAAGTAGATAAACTGATCACTTCTGAGGCCGCTCGTAAAATACTTGATGCCCTTGGAGCGTTTTGTGGTCCGGAAAGTTTTGAGGGAAAATGGAATCAAGATGGCACTGTTACTATCAGTAAACGAAAAGATCGTCGATGGGCAGATGATGTGCATCGAGAAATGGGTAGAAGTCTCAACGACCCTGATCTACTAAGACCTGGTGCGTGTACAAGTGCAAACATGCACAAAGCCATTGACCAATATTTTGACATGTTCAGAAGCAAAGGTTGGATATTTACTCAACCAGTGGCCGGACAGTTTACTATCGGTGCTACAAAATCACAAGAACCAGTGGAGGAAGAACGCGAAACACTAAAGACCAAGTCCGGTACTATCTACAAAGGTGGCAAGTACGGTACAGAATATCAAGGCGATGCTGATGATGAGACAGCACCCAAGCGTGGTCGTCCTGCCGCGGGCACAGCCCGTAAAGAAAAAGTAGACCGAGTAAAAGGCCCCAAAGGTCGTCCTAAGAAAGACCCAGCACCTACCTACAGCAAGAGCAATGACCCATTTGGTCGTGTTCCTGACAAGGCACCCAAGGGCGCCAAAGGCACAGTGATCAAAGGCAAGGCAACACAAGACACCAACGAAGCCACAAAGAATCCCTATGCCATCGGTATGGCACAGGCCAAGAAAGAAGTTGGTCTAGGCAAAGCAAAAACACATGTGAGCAAGAGTGTTGAAAAGCGAGCACACCACATCGGTAAAACTATAAAAGCCAATGAAAGTTTAAACACACGCCTGGCCAAGTTGTTGATTGAAGGTGTTAACTTCACTGAAATGATCAAAAAGAAAGACATCACACTACAAGAGATGTTGGCTGAATTGCAAAACGACATTCATACATTCAAAGAAACAGGCCATTGCAGTGAACTCTTGCGTGATTGCATGGAAGTACACAGCTTCAACAAACAACAGTTAAATGATGCTGTTATGGATGAAAGTCCCATGTTCAGTCTAGCCGCACACCGACAAAAACAAGCTGACCGTCCACAACCGTCGGATGAGCCTAACATGCTGGACCGTGCCAAACAGTTTGGCCACACAGTACTGAACAAGTTGGGCCATGGCAGTGATGAAGAAATGAAAGCTGACTTGCGCCGTAAAATGGACATGCAAGAAGCCGCAGAACTGAACGAACTGGCCCGTCTAGCAGGCCTAACAGTTAAAGAAGGCAACGACGGCAACTTGGCCAACAATGCCAAACCCTATGACAAAGTCACACAAGGTGATGTGATAGCAGGTCGTTTGGGCAAAGATGCCATGGGCGGCAAGCACGAAGTTGACGAATCCGACGATGACAATGATGGCAACATGTACATGGCTGATGTGCTGAGAGGCATAGCACAAAAGTTTGCACAAAAGGCACACCAAGGCGATGATGGTCAGTTCTGGACTGATCAAGCAGGCATTGTGATGAAAGCTTCGCACACCATTGACCAGCAGGGCATGGAAGCTGGTATGCAGGTATTGAACACTTGCGACTGTTGGGATGCCTTGGGCGACGAATTAGAATTGCATGATATTGATGTACAAAACCTAGTAGACCAGTACGATCTAGATCAACATGCCGCCGGCGATTATCGCAACTTCGGCAGCGACTATGATGGCGCCAACGAAGATCCACACGGTTGGGATGACGAGATGGAAGAAGGTGCCGGTGTAATGCATTTCAAAGCACAACAGGCCAAAGCCGACGGCAAAGACAGTTTCAACATGGGTGGTGAAGAATTCCCTGTGCAAGAAAGCGAAACATGCCCAACATGCCACGAAGATCCATGTGAATGCGAACATACCAACGAAGGCGATGTGATGGAAGACATCAAGCGTCTAGCTGGACTACAAGAATGTGGCGACATGAGCCCCATTGGTAGCATGGCGCAAAACATGCAACAACAACAAGGCAAGGTAAGTGTTAACACAAGCCAAAGCAGTGATGGTACCAAGAACATCAACATCAGTGCTGATGGTGAAGCCGCTGATCAATTAATGCAAATCTTAAAGATGGCAGGTATGGCAGGCGAACAACAACATGCCGAAGTGGTCATTGCCGCACAACCAATGGAAGCCAAAGAATATGGCAACACTGATATTGAAGAGCCAGAAGAGTATTTGAACAGTCCTCGTGAAAAGGTCAAAGGCATGCACAGTGCCGAGACTACGGGCTTTGCAGATACCACGGATGATCTAAATAAACAAAAAGATCAGGATCCTGAAACCGCCAACAAAGCAGCCAACCCCAAGACCAAGCAAATGCCCAAGTTAGAGTCAGCTAATCCGTTAGAATCACTGGGTGCAAGACTAATGGCTGAATACCAAGGCATCAAGATCTCCAAATGAAAATAAACGAGATCATTACTGAGGATTTGGATGGAGTGCATGGCAAAGAGGCCATGCATCATCACCATGCCGCAGTCATTCCCGGTGCTGAGATATGGCCCGAGTTAGACAACAGCAGTGGTTACAAGGCCTATCGCTTTAGTTTGGGACTGGGTGGCATGCCCGATCATCCATCTGACACCAAAGGACCTACAGGTCTCAAAATGGTCACTATTGCCTACACACCAGCAGAAGCTGAGATGTTGGATGCGGCAGCCAAACATTTCAAAACCAAAGGGTATGAACTCAGCGGCAAGGGCAGTTCGGAGCCCGATGACACACACAGAGAAAGTCCGTATCACAGACCTGGTCCTATAAAGTTAAATAGAAAATGAAGTGTACAGAAATTATAGTAGAGTCGGAAGGTAAAAAACCCGAACATGCAGTACATGCCAGTGGTGGCGAATGGAAATTTCGTGACAAAGGCGGCTGGAACCCAACCTATAATTTAAATCGTGTCATGATGGCGGCTGCAATGGCCGACGGCTCAGACAAACCAGTCAAAATGGACAAGGTCAGTTGGATTGGAGTACACAACTGGTCTAGACCCTATTCCGAAGTCGAAAACAAAATGGTACAACAGGCCTTGAAAGCCACTGACAGCGAAATGCATCACATTGACACAGATCACCGTAGTAGAGAACATCCATCTACTCATAGTGTAAGTCCGCACCATCGCCCAGGTCCTATAAAACTAAATCGCAAATGAAACAATATCGCATAACCACACGCAGTTATGCTGAGGATCATATTCCTGATGCTGTAATGGCCTCCGATGATTTGGCCGAACTCAAACAACTGGCTGGAATCGGTGCAGGACTGTTGGAAGATTACACCGTGCCCATGCCTGCAGATGCCAAAGATCGGCCATCAATGAGTCCAGTGGGATCAAATATTTCCATTACTGGAATGGAAAAACAGCGCCTAGAAAAGCAACTACATATTGTGCCGGGCTCACCGGAGTGGTTTCGCTTGTGGTTCAGTAGACCCTACTTGACAGGTGAAAAACCTGTGGGCGATGCACCACCAGACGCTGAGCGTAATCCCAGATATCTGCTAGATAAAAATGGCCAAGCCAATCAAGAAAAAGTAGAAAAATTTTCTTCTGCAATGGATAAAAAGAATCGCGATCAATCAAGCGACTAGTTTATCAACTCCCAAGTATTTGTTCCACGATTCCTGTTTGACTGTGAAAGGTAATTCTTTCCATTTGTTAACCAGGTTGTAGTATTCTGGACGATACGGCATGTTCTTTGGGCGCATTAGTTTGGAGCCTTTGTGATGGTTGCAACTCTTGCAACTTGTGACACAGTTATCCCATGCAGTCTTACCGCCAGCCGCTCTGGGTATGACATGATCAATGGTCAAATCTTCGTAGTCAAATATTTCTTCACAATATTGACACTCAAATAAATCGCGTAGGTACATATTGTAGCGACTGAACTTGACATGTTTCTTATATTTGAAATAGTCTGTAGTCACACAAACACTGGGCACATTGATAGCCAAGCGTTCTGAATGCACTATCCAACTTGGATATGTTTCAAGCACATGAACTTTTTTAAGAAACATAAGTTTGATGGCATGTTGCCAATTAATAACGCTCAGGGGCAGTATTGAAATTGGACGATAATCTTGATTAAGCAGTAGGCAGTCACTCATAAGTAATAGATAATGGCAAAATTTGACGAACAACAATTAGTAAAGACGCCCCATAAAAAGTCGTCTTACACAGAAAAGCAAATTATGGAATTTGCTCGCTGTGCAGATCCTGTGGCGGGACCACAGTATTTTATGGACAACTACTTTTACATACAACACCCCGTCAAAGGTAAGATGTTGTATCACCCTTTTGAATATCAAAAGCGTCTTATTGATACTTATCACTGTCACAGATTCAGTATAGCATTAATGCCCAGACAAACAGGCAAATCAACCAGTGCCGCAGGCTACTTGTTATGGTATGCCATGTTTGTTCCTGACTCAACAATCTTAATTGCCGCACACAAGTATACAGGAGCACAGGAGATCATGCAACGAGTTCGGTATGCCTACGAACTGTGTCCAGATCACATCCGTGCAGGTTGCACCAGTTACAACAAAGGCAGTTTAGAGTTTGAAAACGGCAGTCGTATTGTAAGTCAAACAACAACAGAAACAACAGGTCGTGGTATGAGTATTACCTTGCTGTATTGTGATGAGTTTGCATTCGTTAGACCTACTATTGCCAAAGAGTTCTGGACTAGTATATCGCCCACACTAAGCACTGGTGGTAAAGCCATTATCACAAGTACTCCCAACAGTGACGAGGATCAATTTGCCTTGATATGGAAACAGGCCAACAAGTGCGTAGACGAGTTTGGAAATCGAACTGAACTAGGCATAAACGGCTTTAGAGGCTTTCAGGCCAGTTGGCAAGAACATCCAGACCGTGACGAACAATGGAAAACAGAAGAAATTGGTCGCATCGGTGAAGAGCGTTTCCGGCGCGAACATGGGTGCGAATTCTTGATCTACGATGAAACACTAATCAACAGCACCACCCTGATTGAAATGGCCGGCATAGATCCTGTTGAACGACAAGGTCAAGTGCGTTGGTACAAGAAGCCTACCAAAGGACATCAATATTGTGTAGGACTAGATCCCAGTTTGGGCACCGGTGGCGACTATGCCGCTTTGGAAATAATTGAAATACCCACAATGATGCAGGTGGGCGAGTGGCAGCACAACAAAACACCAATACAACGACAAATTGTCATCATGAAAGAGATCTGTGATTACTTGTATGAAGTCACAGGTTCTGATACAGACATATACTACAGCGTGGAAAACAACACCATTGGTGAAGCATCGTTGATTGCCATTGCTGAAATTGGTGAAGAAAACATACACGGAACATTCTTGACAGAACCTAAAAAAGTGGGCAATGTGCGTTCCTATCGCAGAGGATTCAACACCACACACAAGAGCAAACTCACAGCCTGTGCCAAGCTGAAGAGCTTGATTGAAACCCGGCGTATGCACATAGCCAGCAAAAACTTGATCAGTGAACTAAAGACTTTTGTGGCCACTGGCAATACTTTCAAAGCCAAAATTGGAGAAACTGATGATCTGGTCATGAGCCTGATCCTGGTTCTACGCATGATACAAATGTTACAGAGCTTTGATGCTGAGTTAGACCAAACTCTCAGGGACGGATTAGATGAGTTTATTGAACCCATGCCCTTTATTATGACCATGTGATGCAAATAACTGCCATAGACCAATACCTGTATCAGATAACTGATGTATTACCTGCCAACTTGTTGGCCAACCTAACAGCAACCGATTGGCACCATTGGCCTTATCCTACAGATGTAGTCGAAGAAGGCAATCGTAAAAGTTTAACAGTGACTGGTATACTTGAACAGGTAAACCAACACATCATCGACATAACTCCGTTTATACAACAACAGATTGGCATAACCTTCAGCAATCCGCCACATATAGACAATACTGTCTGGTGGCTCGACTCTGAAAAATTTACCAGTGGCAAACATTCGGACATCAATGCCCCAGCAACCATGCAACTGTATTGGCACGGTGCGACCAATTTGGGCACAGTATTTCTTGAAGAAGACAAAGTCACAGTCAAAAAACATTTTGTTTTTGAACCAAATACTGGGTATTTGTCGCTGAATCAACCCACCAATCCCGGAATCAAAACAACAATAAACCTACATCACATGCCCACACCCGTGCCTGCAGGGCAGTATCGTGTGAGTAGCTATACAGTCTTTACGGATTATACGCATAAATAACAATATGAGAGAAATAGACAAAATTGCAGAAAACTTGTTTGACAAAATCCGTAGCAGATTTAGCAATGTGAATCTTGGTGACAAAAACGCCAAAACCACGCAGGACCCAGAACAAGCTAGATTTTTTAACTTTGATTTTGAAATCAACGATGAAGTGCTCGGCAATGTAACAATTAGCCTAATAGACGAAAAGTCCATGAAAGTGTATTTTGGCAGTGACATTGTGGACAGCATCAAAGAAAACAGTGAAGAAGACTCTGATGCCAAAAAACAAGCCTGGTACGACTTCTTACGGAACTTGCGTAAATTTGCCAAGCGCAACATGTTGAATTTTGATACCAGAGATGTTGCCAAAAGCAATTTACAAATTAAAGATATTAAACAACAAACCAAGGCAGATGATACCGTGAGCAAAGATGAAATTAATGTAACTGAAAGCAGACTATACGGAACCAGGAGACACAGCTTTGCTGATGTTGGACCTTGCAAATTACGAATTGTGCATAGCGCAGACATCGATGAAGAGAAGCACGGAGCCCGTGGTCGTAAAATTGAACAAATCTTTATCGAAACACCGCACGGTGAACGATTCCTAGTACCACACCGTCATCTAGGTTGTGCCGCTGCCTTGGCCACACATATCGCACACGGTGGTGAACACAATGATGAAATTGCCGAGTGCATGAATGGCATGGTTGCCGAAATGGGCAACATGAGTCACTTTGTGCGTTCAGTCAAACGCCGCACAGACTTGGATGACGAAACAGGTGAAATGGCACATGCGGCCATCAATCGATACAACGAACTCAAGAATCAATTAAAGCGTCTAAGAAACCCAAGACACTATTTGGATTTTGTGGAAAACTACATGCCTGAATCCGCAGTAGAGGAAGAATACGATGTTGACGCATTGCGTGAGCGTTTTGTTAAGAAAATGTATGACGAGCGTTTTGATGCCGCACTACCTTTTGTATATCGTGCCCATAAGCGTCAACAAGAAAGTCTAAACACCCCAATGGCAGAAGAATTTGAGTCTTGGGCCAACAGCGTGTTAGAAGGCACATGGGCCATGCCCGAGTCAGAAGAAGAAGTGCGAAAGTTGGTTGAACTAATGGGCAAGCCACTGTTGGTTGGAGTCAATGGTGAAGATGCTACCAGTGCATTGTATAGTGTGATCGGTGATGATCAACTGTTTGACGACATACACGATATGGCTGATATCAAAGGCGAAGAGTACGATTGTAGACCCGAAGTGCTGAAATGGGTCAAACAAAACATGCCCGCAATAGTGCCACAAGTTGAAGCTGCCATACAAAGTGACCAGCAACAGACACCAGCAGAACCGGTATTGGGCACCACACAGCCTGCTGAACAACCTGCCCCGGCCCCTGCCCCTGCCCCGGCCCCGGCACAACCGGTTATGCAAAGTGCTGATCCATTGGACTTCATTCGTTCATTGGCCGGACTCAAACGATAAAACCAAAATTTGGTAACGGAAATGGGCAAAGTAATTTGCCTTTTCTTTTGACTTGAGATAAATACTACTGTACAATGCAACAAGTGCATTATACATATTAAGGCACACAATTAAGGCACATTTTTAAGGAGAACTATTATGGCCATGACTTTAGCAGAAATTCGCGCAAAACTACAATCTCAAGACAACCGCAAAGGCGGTAACTCTCAAGGCGGTGACAACGCCATTTACGCACACTGGAACATTCCAGAAAATACAACAGCTCGCGTAAGATTCCTCCCCGACGCAAACGAAAAGAACTCATTTTTCTGGGTTGAACGACTGATGATCAAACTGCCATTTGCTGGCGTTAAAGGTCAGTCAGATTCCAAACCAGTTGTGGTACAAGTACCTTGCGTTGAAATGTACGGTGACGCTTGCCCAGTATTGGCCGAAGTGCGTACATGGTTCAAAGACCCCAATCTAGAAGAAATGGGTCGTAAGTACTGGAAGAAAAAATCTTACCTGTTCCAGGGCTTTGTTCGCGACAACCCAATGGGTGATGACAAGACTCCGGAGAATCCAATCCGTCGCTTTGTTATCAGCCCACAGATCTTCAACTTGATCAAGAACGCACTGATGGATCCAGAAATGGAAAACTTGCCCACAGACTATGCGGCAGGTTTGGACTTCTCAGTTAAGAAGACCAGCAAAGGTGGTTATGCTGATTACTCAACCAGCACATGGTCACGCAAAGAGTCTGCACTCACAGCAGTAGAAGCGGCCGCAATTGAGCAATACGGACTTCACAACTTAGGTGATTTCTTGCCCAAGCGTCCCACTGATGTGGAATTAAAAGTCATCAAAGAGATGTTTGAAGCATCTGTTGATGGACAGCCTTACGATCCAGATCGTTGGGCCAACTACTACAAGCCTTATGGCTTACAATCAGGTTCTGGTAGCACAGGCGATGAAGTTGCCGCTCCAGCAGTTAAGGTTGCTGTTCCAGCAGTGACCAAGGCTGAGACACCTGCATGGGAAGACGATGCCGCAGAAGCCGCAGAAGCTCCCGTGATGACTCCACCGGC